GACCAACACAGTCACCGTAGAAGATGTTGGTGTTGTAACCGTTCGCAATTGCGTATTCACGAGTGGAACCCGCGAACACCTGACCACCGATCAGATTGATCGGCTTTAGCCCGTAAGGGGCCGAAATGACAGGGTAAGCCATTTAAGGACTCCTAGATATTTAAGTGCCTTTGCCAAAGCTCGTCGCGGACTTACGCTCCCTGAAGAGCGGCATACGCGGGTCGCTTTGACGCATGAGACTGTTGTCCACGGCTTCCGTCTGGGCTTGGGTCTGACGAGCGTAAAAGTCATTACGCTGTTTGACAAAGTCCTTCGGGGTTTTGCAGAGCAACAGACCGCCGATTTCAATGTTGCCCGCATAACGGGACATCGGATCGACTAGCAGTCGGAATTTGGGTTGTTCCTCGATGGGCACGGGCTCCCAACCTTCACGGAGCTTGGCCGAGAGGTTGCGGGGGTCAGACGTGTTCAAGGTCGAGACGCGAATCCAGCGGTATGCGTAGTCCGGGTTTTTGTCCGGCTCAGGCAAAAGTTCGGGCTGCATCCACTGCTTGGGACGCTCCTCTACCGCACGCGTGTCTACTTCACGTGGAAGTCGGTTTTCAGCCATTTTGGGCCTCCAATTTGATCTGTGCTTGAGCGTATTGCTCAGGCGTTAGTCCCAGTTTCTTTGCCAACTGGACCTGACTCGCTCGAAGCTTGATCTTGTTTGAAGACGTGCTACGAACTGCGGGCGCAACAACCGTGCTGGGTTTACCCCGAGCATCGGCCCTTGGCCTCTCTTCCGGTTCCTCGAAAATTTCGGGGAATCGTTTGCGCATTGTTTTGTCCAATGACGCGTAGTATTCATCAGACCCCGCCTCAACGCCGCCGCGCACGAGCTTTTGGTGTAAGCCCAATGCTGTAGCGGTCATCTCCTCGTCCTGACCAAACCAAGGGTTGCGCTGTTGCCACGACAAAGCCTTGGAATCAGGAGTTGGAACTTGAGGTGCGATCTGCTGTTGTGGGATTTGTACAGGAAACTCTTCTTCCTGTAAAGGGGGTAGTTTGAAACTCTTTGCCTGCATCAACTTCAGGTTAGCCGCCTGAAGTGCCTGCTGGGCCTCAACCAGTTTGTCCGCGTCGCCCGCCTCATACGCCTCCTTATAGGCACGTTTGGCAGCTTCTATTTCCAAACTGGCGGCGTTCTGGGTAACATTCACGTACTCCTTCTCGCCTTGGGAGAGGATTTCCTTTATCCGTTTATTTTCGTCAAGCAGCTTTTTGGCGAACGTCAGCGCCTCCTGCTGCTCGCGAAGAGCGGCTTCTTTCTCGCGGCGCTCGTCGTGCCAAACCTTGCGCATCTGCTTGAGCTTGTTCTTGACGCCCTCGTCATAGGCTTCAAGCTCATCCTTCTCAAGCTCCTGCACGAGCTCCTTGGGCATCGGGGCACGGCCACGATCATCTGCGGGCGTATCGTCCTCGATCTCAATCTCTAGCTCGTCGGCCTTCGCCTCGACCTTGGAATCCTGTTCCGCTTCGTCAGGGAACTTGAACTCGTCGGCGTCCATGCCGCCGTTTTGCTTGTTCTGAGCCATCTTGTCTGCTCCTTACTTGCGTTTGATGCCACGGGGATCATCAACAACCCCCTCCACAGAATCATCATTGATGAGCCGGAACTCCCGCCCATGGATGACCAATCGGCTACCGCTGTAGGGCTTGACCAGAATGAAATCACCCTTCTTGCACCACGGCCCGCTAGGGAATCGTTTCTCGTCCTTGTAGCAGTCGGGCCCCAAGTCCACCACGAACAGCACGGTGGTCAGGGTCTCCTCCATGCGAATAGTCTCGTCAGCTTTGACGAGCCCGATTTCACTGTCTTCAAACTCTTTGTCGATCTCAGGAATCGCGCAAAGGATTCGGTATCCAGCGGGCTTGGGCAGTTGTTTGGCTTTCTCTTCGGCAGATGCGTCCGGTCGATACATGCCAATAATCTGCGGGTTACTAGGGTTTGTACCTAGCAGGATTTCACTCATCCGAGTTCTCCAGTTTGGATCGAAGGTCTAGGGTGTATCCCCGCGCGGTGAGAAGACCTCGAATCTCCCCGCACAGTCTCTTGTACTCCTCAAAGCTGGTTGCTTTACCCTCGGCCAAGTGGTCCTTGAGCTGGGCAACTTTCTCGTCCGTTTGTTGGACAAGCAGGTCTAAGGCGTCCATTTATTTCTCCCGCGTCGGCTCGGGCCGCTGTTTACTCTGCGCTTGGCGCATCTGGTGGCGTTCTTGCAGCGCCCGCAGTTGCTCCTCATGGCTCTTGTTCGACAGGTGCTTGAGGACGTCGACGGTCATGTTCGCCGCCTCCATCTCGCGATCCTTGGTCATCGAAGCCGCAGTCTTGAGCAGGTCGTTCTTCTGCTGCATCTCAGCCGTCTGCTGCTGCGCGGCGATGCGCTCACGCTCAACCTGAATCTGCTGTTGCTTGAGGGCAACATCAGCTTGGTCCTTCTGGGCCTTGCGCTGCTGCTCAGCGGCCTTGAGCTGAAGCTCCTGCATCTGCATCTGGATGAGCGGGTCCTGCGCCTGCTGTTGAGCCTGCTGCTGCGCCACCTCAGACTGGTTCTGGGCAAGCAGCCGCTGAGCGGCCTGCGCCAGCAACGGAGCAAGCTGCGCCTCGACGCGCGGGTCCATGTTGACGTCGTCGCCCGCTTCGTCCTTCTGCGGGGGCAGCGCCATGCCGAGCTGCTGCTCGATCTGCTTGCGGTACTCGAACCCGAGGTGCTCGTTGATGTGCGCCATCATGGCTGATTGCAACTGCTGCGCCATGGGGTTGTTCTGCAAGAGCGCCATGATCTTGGGGTCCTGCATCGCCGACATGTGCACCATGATGTGCGCTTGATGATCCTGATACATGAACGCCTTCACAGGCTTCATCATCAGCACGTTTTGGTTCTCTGACACAGGATCGGTCGGCTTCTGATCCTCTTCCATAGGGACCAGTTTGTTCGCATCCTTGATGCCCAACACGTCGAGCATCTGCCGGTGCAACAGCGGCATGTTGTACAACTGCGGGTTGGCCTGCGCCAACTGGAACACAGCTTGGTACTGCACGATCTTCTGCGCCATCGTCGAGGCGTTCGGATCGCTTACCGGGATCACATCGACGTCGTCGTAGTCAGACTTCTTGGCCTTGCGGTCACCCTCACCCGGCTCGTAGTCGTACTCCTCGGGCGTGTAGTCGCGGATGATGTCGCGCAGCAGGTCAAGCTCCTGCTTCATCGAGTAGTGGATGCGAGCCTGCACTGCGGACATCGTCTTGAGCGTGCGCTCAAGGATGGCCAGTGTCGTGCCCACCGGAGCCTGGGCCGACATGTCGCTGATCTGGAGATCAGCCGTGTTGGCAAAGCGCCGACCTTCCTCGATGATCCTGTCCATGAGGCCCGCCAGCGTCTGGCTGGGCTCCTTGTACGGCAGGGGCAGCAGGTTGTCGCGGATCGCGCCCGAGGGCACGTCCACATCGCGCCACTCGCCCGGAGAGATGGGCGTGTCGTCGCCCTTGACCCGCATGCCACGGGTCTTGAAGCCACCCGGCAGGTTGGCCAGCGTGCCTGCATCGACCAACTGACGCAGCAGCGACGTGCCGCTCTTGGCGTACGCGCCGATCAGATGGATCAGACCGAAGTGGTAGAAGCCGAAGCCAGGGATGTAGCCGTAGTGCACGAAGTGCGTGCGCTTGCGGTAGGTCTTGTCGTCGGGTTTCCAGTTCCTGCGGATGGCCAGTACTTTGCTCGACCCCTTCTCCAGCGTCACGATGTAGGGCAGCTTGATGCCGTCCTCGCTCTCGTAGCCCGGCAGGTCCAACTCAACCTGCATCTCCAGCAGCTTGTACCGCTCATCGGAGATGGCGCGGAAGCCCAGCTTCTCCGCGATCTTCTTCTCAACCTCGTCGAGCACATTGTTCGGCTCGCCCAGGTCCACGTCCCGGTAGAACCCCGCCACTTGAAGGCGTTTTAGGTCGTTCTCGCCCTTGCGCATCACGTGCGTCACGCGCGGGGAGGACGCCAAGTCCGCCGCTCCGTACGGCACCACGATGTCCTCAGCGGGCACAAACATCGACGTTTGCCGCTCCAGACTGATGTCGTAGTACACCTTCTTGAACGCGTTGCCCGCCAGACCCAAGCCCCACAGCATGCGCTCGTGCTCGGGCCGGTACTCCGTCATCACGTCGGTCAGCTGGTGGTTCA